AACCCTCTGTTAAATCCACAAAGTATTCCAACGTTTGACCGCTTGTCACAACCGAATACGGAATGCCTTCAAACAATCCCACGTTGTTGATATGCTCACGGATCAAATCATTTGCTTCCCTTGGTAAAATTACCGATTCGGTGTTTAATGATAAGATGTCCGGATTGCCTGAGAAATCCGAAACAACACCAATGTCATCAATGTTTCTTGGTGCGACTTCAATACCGTTTAGAAAATGCCTCATTTTACTTTATATCTGTTGTATGTATATGTGTTCCCTTCCTTGGTTGACTTTACAATCTCCATTGCACCTTGTGTGATTTCACCCAATTCAATATTTGTTTCCGGTTTGTCCTGAATGACTTTGGTCAGGTTGTCTAATTTACCAACCAAAAGTGACAACTCTAATGCCGAACCAAGTTGTGAATCTGACCGCACGATTTTGCCGTTGTTGTATTCGTTTGCGATTCGGCTTAATTCCTCGTTTGTAAGACCTCCAATTTGTGCATTCAATGATTTAGGCACAACACGTTCGTTTGGGTGCAGTACGGACAAGAAACCGCCCTTTCCATCTATTCCACGACCATTCTTTCCGGTGTCATCCGTACCATCTTCAAATGTCGGTAGTGATTGAATAAATTGATTTAATAGTGTTGTGTCACGAATCGTTTCCGCTAATGGATTTTTTGAGTTAGATTCAATCTTTTGAGAGTAAGTAGAATATACACTTTCGGCAAGTTTTATTCGTTGTTGCCGTTTTTGTTCTTGTTCCTTTTTTCTGTTTGCTTCGGCAATGATTCTTTGTTGTTCGGCAAGTGATTCTTTCGCATCAATGTTTCCTTCTTCCGCTAACTTTTTCAAAGTTTCATATTGCTTTTGTGATGCTTGAATTTCTTTATCTATTTGTGCAATCTTTTCGTTTGACTTTTTGATAAAATAATCCGCAGTTGCTTTGACAAATTCCCTTGTTTCTTGTTGTCGTTGGTTTCCTAACTCTTTAAGTTTTTCACTTAGTTGTGTTTCTAAATCCAAGATTTGTTCATTGGTGCTTTTATACACCTCCAACTTTTCATTTTCCGCACCTTCGACAATAATTACTTCTTCAGTTGCACGGTCTTTTTGCCTTGCTTCTTCATTGGATTCCAATTCTTTTTTCTTGATTGTATAATCCGCTTCAATTTTTGCAATTGCTTCTTGTGTGATGTCAGTTTGTGCAAGTTTCTTTGCACGGTCATCATCTAATTGTTGCAATTCTTTTTCCTTTATCAAACGATATTTTTCTTCCAATGCATCCAATTCATAAATCGTTCTTTGGTCAATAAATTCGCTTTCCATATCTGCACGTTCTTGAATCAATTGATTTAATTGTGATGCATCAAATGAACCGGTTTCTTGCAACGATTTCATTTGTCTTTCAAACTCTGAATCAATGCCCTTTGTCTTTATTGCTAATGCTCTATCTTGTTCAATTTCTGTAAGTTGTTGTAACAACTCTTTTTGCCTTGACAAATACTCATTTGTTTGCTTTAATTGTGTGTTAAATTCTTTTTGTTTTTTTGGCTGTTCATCTGTTTTGTTTTTTTTGTTATTTGTTGCAATTTCTGTTTCTAATACCTTAACTCTATCAAGTTGATTTGTCCAATCTTTGGTTTGTGTCGCAAGTCCTTCAATAATTATTTCTTGTTCCTTTATACCACCTTGTAACTTTGAGGACAACAAAACTTTCCAATTATCGGTTGCGCCTTGTGTTCTTGCACCATATTTATCAACTAATGCGGTAATTTTATTAAAGTTTTTATCAAAATCTTTATAGTATGAATTTAACGCTTCTTGGTCACGTTCAAATTCGTTTCTTGAAATTACTGCACTTTTACTTTTTGATTCAATACTATCAATAGATGTTTTTAATAATTCTTTTTCACGTTTGACTTGTTCCTCATCAATCTTTTTCTTTTCCTTTGCGATATTTGTTTGCGCCCTCCTTGTGTCCATCTCCAAATCAAGTTTTCTTTTCGCTTCTTCAAATAATTCTTTTTCTTGTTTTATTAAATCATCTCTCGTTTTTTTACCTTTTTCTTCATCAATCGCAATCAATTGTGCTTGTCGCCTTGCATCTGACATTCCACTTGCAAGGTCATAAAATTTTAGTGCTAATTCAGTAACAACGCCAATCAAAATACCAAGACCAATTCCGGCAATTGCACTTCCTAATCCTTTAGATGCTAATTGTGATTCTTTTGTTGCGGTTGCAAGACGTTGTTGTTCTTGTCTGTACGCCTTGGTCAATGGAATTTGTTTCATAAACATTGTTCCAAGATTCCTGAAATCTGTATTGTACAACCTTTGAATTAAACGCAATCCAATCATTGTCGTTTTATATAATAAGAATGCGCGGATCACTTTACCAACCACCGAAAGAATAGTTGATAAATTTTTGGTTAAAAAATCCAATGCGTTTTTCATTTTTTCACTTGCACCTGAACCATCATTCAAACCAAGCAAAAAATCTTGCCATTTTGAATTCAATCTTGCTAATGCACCGGCAAGGTTGTCATCCATTGTGTTCGCCATTGCCAAAGCACTACCATCCGCTTTTTCATATTTTTCACTAAATTCATCAATCTTATTAATGTTATCGGATAAAATAAGCAATGACGTTTGTGCGGAACGACCAACTTCATCTTGAGCCGAAACCAAATCAACACCGGCATCGGCAACATCTTGCAACGCTTCTTTTAATGGCTTTCCGGTTTTCGCCATTTCTGACATAATCCGCTTCAATGACGTACCGGCTTGACTTCCCTTAATACCATTATCGGCAAGAATGGAAAGCAATGCCGTTGTTTCTTCTAATGAAATATTTGCACTTTTTGACACCGGTGCGACATATTTCATTGATTCCCCAAATAATCCAATATCCAATGCGGAAGAACTAAAGGATTTCGCCATTACATCGGCAAGATGACTTGTATCTTTTACATCTAATCCAAAACCACGCAATGTTGCACCGGCAATTGTGGAGGCATTTGCAAGGTCTGTTCCTGATGCCTTTGCGAGTAACAAAATACCTTCAGTAGAATCGGCAATATCTTGTTGTGAAAATCCAATTTTTGCCAATTCTGTTTGTAAATCGGCAACTTCACCGGCTGTAAAAGATGTTGATGCACCTAATTCCCTTTGAACTTTTTGCAACAATTCGGTTTTTTCCGTTGTTGTCCCAAGTATTGACGCTAATTTTGAATTTGCCGTACCATAATCAATTATTGTATCCATTGAACTCCGAACAACTTGACTCAAACCGAACGCCAATCCTAATTGAGCCAATCCACCTTGTAGTTTACTAATTGCACCACGATAATTTCCAACATTCCTAAAATTATCACCAACGGTTTTATCAAGTTTTTTTAATGCGACATCACCTTGTTGTGCCGACTTTGTCACACGTTTATATTGTGATTCAAGTTTTCTGTATTCCGCGGTATTTTTTTTTCCTGATTGTTCCAACAATAGCAATTCCGCACCTAATTTTTTTGACTCGTTTTTTAAATCCCTTGTTGACTTGACAAGTTTCTTGTATGCGTTTTGTTCATCTTTTGCAAGTTTTAAAGCACGTTGTTTTTGTTTGTTCTGACGTTCTTGTTCTCTATTTTCTGCGGTTTGTGTTTTTAACTTTTCACGCTTTAATCGTTCCGCTTGTTGTTCGGCAATGGCTTTTTCTTTTTCGATTTTTACCGCTTGAGTTTGTAGGTTGTTCGCCTTTTCAACCATCGCAAGAAATTCTTTTAACTCTTTTGATCCGCCAAAAGATGCTTTGCCTAAACTCTTTTTTAAAGTTTCACCAAGGTCTTTGAACTCTTTGTCAACCTTTTCCAAGGTGACCATTGTCTTTTCGGCACTCCTTCGAATTCCTTCAAAGATATCTTCCTTTTCAAATAACTCATTTGCCCTTATTTGCTTCGCCATTGCTTTGTTTGTTATATCGTTCGAATTCTCGAACTAAGTTAAAATATTCCCTTGTTGTCAGTTTCTTTGTATTCAACCAATGACCAACCCATTTTGAAAGGTGAATCAATGTTTGTTCGATGGATATTCCTGAACCTTTGTTCGCCAACATTCCATCCAATTTTGTTATTTGCATTTCAATCTTTGTAAGTTGAAAAGCATTTCGTGTTGACACATATTCAAGTTGTAACAATGCTTTTTTCTTCATTGCTTCCAACATCTTTATGTGTAATTTACCAAGACCAAACTCTTTAATGTATTGGTCGTATATGTCCATCCAAATAATATTGTCTTGCTCTGTCTTTCCTTTGTCACCTTTTCGGACAAATTCAATCTTGCCTTTTTGACATTCAATCCAATTGTATAATGGTAAATCATCAATAGTTTTGTAATAGTAATTTTCTTGTTTCGATGAGAAAACGCCTTTTAACTTCGACAGAAAGTTTGATTTTATTTTCATCCGTTAATCCTAATATTGCCTCCTTTGTGATGTTGTTTTGAATCCACCAACTTTCACCATCCATTTTTGTGGTGTCTGCATTTATTTCAAAGATACGTTTTCCAACGTTAATCACGAACGAATTATAAAATTCACCGGTGTCAAAAAGTGTGTAAGGTGTTCCGGCAAGTTTACTTGGATTCATCATTTCAGTTGCTTCGGAATATGTTCCGATGATATCACCATCCTCATCAATACCTTGGTCGAACAATTGGTCTTGCCTGACCAAATCCAAAATCCATCTTTTGAATGTCGGATCACTAAAGACACGCAACCAAATCAAATCCATTTTCAACGCAATCTTTGTGACGTTTAGCAATGAACCAAGTTTTGTTTCTTTAAGTGATGTCATATCAAAAAAAAGGGATGGGATACCCCACCCCTTAATTGTATTATTTAACCAAAAATTACGCTACCGCAGTAAATGAAAGTTTCCCTTCAAAACCATCTTTTGCGGTTCTTAATTCATACACATCACCGGTTGTTAAACCTGATAAACCGATTGCATATGTTCCATCAGGTGCTTCAGTTACGGCAGAAACACCACCGGCAACAACTGAATTTGCTGAATCATAAATTGCCCAATCTGTAACTTGGTCAGCACCTTTGTATTTCAAAGGATTGTAAGCCGTACCATATTCAAATTGTGCCGTTGCAGTCAATAACGCATTTGTTAAAGACACCTCAGCAAGAACAACATCAACCAAACCTTCAAGGTCGTTAAAGTTAACACCGGCTTCACTTGGTGTAATCATATACATTGTCGACTCATCGAACAATCTGTCAAAGTCAAATCCAAGCATTAATTTTTGAACCGTTGAATCAGTTGCGAAAGCAAACTTCGGATCAAATGATGGATTGTCAACCGGAATTGGTAGTAATTTATCACCAACTTTTGAACCGATTAAGTTGCCATTTACATCAACGATGAAAATTCCAAAGTCAACACATCTGTTCAATTGTAGTTTTCCAAGTAATGTTGGTGTAGAATCTTCACTCCATAATTCACCGGAAAAACTTCTTTTACCTTGTCTAAGGAAAGCCATCTTTCCTGAATTCGCTTCTTCAAAAAGTGAATCCGCTTTTGGCAATTCAACGTTTTCAAATTGTGGCAATGGGAACCATCTCTTTGATGAATCCGCTTCATTTATTAATGTTGACCATACCGGAACCGATGCAGTTAAATCAATAGCATTTAAAACGCCATCGTTACCTTTCAAGGGAACCATAATCAACGAACTTGTTACCGAAAAAATCGGAACGCACGATGGTCTGCCGGTGTTCGACAATCCCATTTCGCAATTACATCCTAAACTCATATTTTCTATTTTTTTTGAGTATTAGTATTTTAATTTTTGGTTATCAGGTGACCACCCTTTTGTGAATTAACACTTGCAATTCACTTTGTATTTTGTTAACGTAACACGCAATTCGACACCGCTTAAATTGGCGTCAAGGACATTTTGAAACATTCCGTTATCCCTTTCAACTCCGAACCTTGAGAATGTAATTAATTCCCATTCATCAAGTGTTTGGAATTGTCGGTCTTTTTGTATGATACCAATGAATTCCATCGCTAAATTTTGCATCGGATAAACGACATTTTCACGATGGTCTTTTGTGTAATAGTTTCGAATATCTGTTTCGTCAAGAAAGAACATTCGTACATCACACGCAAAATCCCTTGTATCACCACGACCAAATTGTTGGATTCGTAACACTTCAAGCAACCAAGCCAAAGGTGTTTTGGTTGTTAAGTTGTTTGAACTCTTTGTCCATTCGTTGTTGGTTGCAACTTTTGTTCCTGATAAGTAAAAAGGAACGGATAAATATATCACACCGTTCAATGGATTTGTGTTTGTAGAATCAATGGCAACCGCCTT